CTCGTCAATCACTTGTAACGGATGGATGATCCGCATAGTCTATCCTATGTGTCTATGTGTGTTGTACAATTCCTTATACGCATTTATTTAGCTTATTATAACACAAAATACGTAAGGGTCACTGCACTATTTTTGCATAGTCGGTATGCATGACAGTAATATTAAAATGTGGGGGAGGGTTAGATGCCTGAAGCACTCATACTAATTTGAGCAAACTGTTCACGTGGTCCAGCTTTTGTTGGAATAACACTGATGCCAAATCCAGTAATTTGTCCTGCTTTGCGTAGGTTAACAATGTCTTTGCCAGTTGTACCCATAGCAGTTTTTTGTCTAGTGAAACTAATACACAAGTATGCATCGAAATTATCACGGTTCTTATACCATTCGAAGTTTTGTTCTACATAGGCTGCAATAATAACTTCGGGATCTTCTTGTCTAAATGCTGCGGCAATAGGAGCCGCATAACCACTAAAGTTTGGTGTAAACAATGCACGTGCAATACGTTCACGATCGCCAGCATTTTTAGATCCATCAGGACCAGTTACTGGTAGCTCTGAATTCATACTTTTAACAAACTCAGTAATACTAATACTGTTAGTGATACGTGCAATAGTGTTTGGAATTAGATCTTGAAAAGTTTCTAAGATACGCATTTGACTGGATTGACTTGCGCCGCCGTGTCCTAAACGTCCACCTGCACCACTTGATCCCACAGCCGCTTTAACTTCTACTTTACCAATACCATCAATTTCAGTATCGCCTTCGCCTTGTGCCAAACGTATTTTATTGCTTAATACAGCCAGTGCAAACTCACCAGGGCCTTTCTGGTTTTGTCCAACACCATACATTTTAAGTGCATCAAACGCTTTAATAGCAATGCCATCGCCATCAAAAATAGCATTAAAGCTATTGATAGGTTGTTTTAGTGCATCAATATTAACTACACCGCCACGCTCTAACTTCTTGAGGAAGCCGTCCATTGCTTTGTAATCACTATCAAGTTGACTTAGTATTTTTGTAATTTCAAGTCTGTGTAAATCTTTAACCTTATCACTCATAAACTCATCTTTCATGGGTTCCATGAAGCTGTTTGTGATATTATTGGTTACTGTTTCAGTATTAAGTAGTTTCCAGATACGATCCAGTAGTGCGGCCTGATCGTCATCTTCAGCAGCCAAACCACTAATAGTTTGAATAATTTTTTGTTTCTCTTGATTTAGATCTTCGTATTCACGTAACTCACGGTATCTCATAGTTCTATCCTACTTGTTTGTTAGTAGTATTTATACAGTCTTAAAGTTTTGTTGTGGTTGATTCATATGTACGATTAAACTGATTGTTTACACGAATAAATGTTGTACACTTACTGAGTTGTTTGAGTGTGTTAGCACCAACATATGTACATGTTGATCGAACGCCGCCTAGAATGTTTTGCACAGTTCTAGCAACTTCTCCACGATAAGGAACAAGTACTTCACGTCCTTCACTTGAACGATACTCTTTTAGTCCACCAAAGTGCTTAGTGTTTGCCGCATCACTGCTCATTCCGTAGAACTTTATAAATTGTTTTTCTTCTATTTTATGTACACGATTGGACAAATGCTCGCCAACTTGATATTCTAGTTCACTAGTTTCATAGTATCGGGTAATTACGTCACCGCCGCCTTCATCATGCCCAGCAAGCATACCACCCAGCATCACAAAGTCTGCTCCGCCTGCAAATGCTTTTGCTACATCTCCAGGACAAGTACAACCGCCGTCAGCAATAATGTGTCCCCCAAGACCGTGAGCGGCATCAGCGCACTCAATGACAGCTGATAACTGCGGGTATCCAACACCAGTCTGTATCCTAGTAGTACAAACACTACCAGGCCCAATGCCAACTTTAACAATATCTGCTCCATTTAGTATTAACTCCTGTGTTTGATCTGCGGTAACAACATTACCTGCTATGATTACTACTTTGGGAAAGCGGAATTTAAATTCTCCCACAAACTCCACAAAACGTTGACTGTATCCGTTTGCTACATCAATGCAGACGTATTTTAAATTTTCTTTACACACTGCATAGACTTTTTCAAACTTGTTTAAGTCACGATCCTGAATACCAATGCTCATAGCAACATAGTCACTACGCTCAGGTAAATCAGATGTAAAGTATTTGATTAAATCTTTTTCACTATATGTTTTAACTAGACATGTAAAAATATGTCCTTCGGCAAGTTTATCTGCCATATCAAATGTACCAACACCATCCATGTTGCTTGCCATAATTGGAACACCTTTCCAATCATATTCTCCAGTCATAATATCCTGGTTATGGTTATAATTGCGGAAAGTGAATTCACGTTCTAAATTTACTTCTTTACGTGAGCCTAATGTGCTACGCTTTGGACGAATCAAGACATCGCTGTAGTCCAATAGTACTTCATTTTCAATTCTCATGTTTATTCTTTCTCTAATTCAACCTGTAGTGAATAACCGCGGCTACGACTATCAGCAAGTGTTTCACTTGCTTTTTGTTCTGCAATCTCATACACAAATACACCTGCTACGCCACGTCCTGCTTGGTGTATCGTCATTGTAATTTCAGTTGCAACATCAATATCATGACTAAAAATACCCTGTAGTACTTCAATAACATATTCCATTGGTGTACTATCGTCATTAAAAAACACTACCTTCCATCTTCCAGGAGGCTCAAGTGTTACTCGGTTTTCAGTTTTTTGTATGGTTTCAAATTCTGTTGACATGATATCTCTTTTTCTTAGTTAAAAGACGGAGAGGACTATCCCCTCCGCCCAGTGTGTATTTACACTTCAGTAATTGAAATCTTCTTGGGTTGAAGTTCTTCTGGAACCTCACGTACCAAATGAATGTTAAGCATACCTAAATCCAAGGTTGCATTTTCCACATGCACGTGATCCGCTAGCGTAAATGTACGCTTGAAGCTTCTACTACCGATTCCTTTATGTAAGTAAGTTGTGTCCTCATTGCCTTCTGGTGCAGTACCAGTTACTAAAAGTTCACTTCCGTCCTGTGTTACATCCAGGTTATCCATTCCAAATCCTGCAACGGCTACACTAATCATGTATTCGTCATCATTAATTTGTACAATGTTATACGGGGGATAGTTACCATTTCCTGATGAACCTGCGAACTGACGATCCAAATTTTGGAACATTCTGTCAAATCCAACTGTAGCTCTGTGAAATTCAGGTAGGTTTATTGTTGTTAGTCTTGTCATATCTTTTCTCCTTTTAATAAGCAAGAATTATGTGGAGTCCTATTGGCACTCCTATGCACAACTGAATACATTTCTGCTGTACACATTATATTTATGTACTTAGACATAAAAAGTCAATACCCTTCGTAAAATTTAGTATTTTCTATCGCTTTTACTGGGTAATTCCATTCCCGATGACTTTTTAAGCCAGCGTTTACGTGCGGCTGCTTTTGCTTTTTTACGTTTGGCACTTGGTTTTTCAAAATGCTGTCGTTCACGTAACTCTTTAAGCAACCCATCGTTATTAATTTTTTTCTTTAATTTACGCAACGCACGGTTAACGTCATTGTTAATCACGGTTACATATAGCCCCTTTTCAGGTTCTTTTTTATTATAATCTCTACTCATTTTTCGCCTTTTACTATTGCTATTAATCTGTTGCCGTTCAATGAGGGTTTAGCTTCGAATCCTAAACCTTCCACTGTTTCCATCAACCTACTAATTATTTGAAAGCCAACTTGTTTGTTAGCCATTTCTCGACCTCTAAAGCGGACCATTAATTTTACATGGTTACCTTTCTCTATAAATCGTTGAACATGCTTGCACTTGGTTTCGAAATCATGGGTATCAATATTTGGTTTAAATTGAACTTCCTTGACTTCAATACGACTCTCTCTTTGCTTTTTTGCTTGTTCTTTTTCTTTTTGTTTCTTTTGATACAAAAACTTATTTAAATCAACTATCTTGCAAACTGGCGGCTTGGCATTCTCAGTAACTAGTACTAAATCCAATCCACGTTGTCTTGCGGCATTAAGGGCCGCAGCTTTGCTTAAGATACCTAGAGCTTCACCTTCAGCGTTAACTCGAACTTCATGAAAGCGTATGCTATCGTTAGCTACCACGTCGGGTAACTTTGGTTTTCTTCTGTCAAATTTTGACATATGTTTTTACTTTTTCTCCATTGGGTTAATATTATTATTATATACGATTATATACGATTTGTCAAGCACTTTTCATTTCAAACTCATGTCTAACATCAGTTTCCATATCGTTGAAACTATAGTATACTTTTAATCTATAATTAGTAATCAGTTTACACAAACCTTTATTGGTTTGTTCTGGAGCAACAAAAACTATCGGCACATCATCTGCCTTTTGCCATTCCATAGTTGCAATAAACATCTCTACTGCGTTTGCTGTATCAGCATTAACAATAATAAAGTCTACCATACCACACACTGCTCTTGCCCAAGGTGCAGTTACATCATTGATGCCTTTGACATCATAATAGTATGTAATGCTATTCTCAGTGAATAATGTGTCGTATACTTGACTGATTCTTTTTACTTGTTCTTCATCCATACCCATTAAAAATATGCTTGGGCCGTTCTCATTCAAATAAAGGGTAGGCGGGGTTACGCTATAAACGCTATTATCAAATTCCATGTTATGTATTTAACCAACTGTTATCAGGGTGATCTTTTTTCTTTTTGGGTTCAGGCTCTTGTTTTTCACCAGCGTCTGGTTTTGCTGGCTTTCTTATTTTTTTGGTGTCCGGTATCTCTCCAACACTTCCTCCGGTGTCCTGCTCGGCAGTAGTTCCTTCTTGGGTTTCGCTACTGTCAGGAACTTGTTCTTCTGCAGGTTCCACATCGCTCCGTCCTGATAGACTTTCCTCATCATCGGCTTCTCTATCTCGTTCATCAGATTCCACATTGTCATTTTGTATACTGCTACTTGTAGATCTATTAGTTGTTTCATTTTCAAGTTCATTACGATCTTGCTCCTCTAATCTCTTTCTGCCAAACTTATGTATTGTCATTACGCCAGCTAGTACAAGTACAATTGCTAAAGGATCAAACACTGCAACTAAAAGAAGTATAACCCAACGTACTGCCTGTTCTAGTATATTGGTATCAGTTTGATCACCGTACACCATCTCTGCAATATATTTAACTGGTCCTACTTCTGCTTCAAGTTTTCTATTCTCAGCTTCTAAAGTATACTTTTCTTCTGTGAGATTGTCAATAGTATTATTTGCTTCTCGTATTTTATTTTGCTGTTCGTCTATTATAGCATCTATGTCAGCACCGCCGTCAACACGGATTCGCTCTCTAAGACGCTGTATCAAGTCATTACTTGCAGCTATTTGTCCATCTGCACTAGTACGTAACTGCTTGATGCTGTCACGTGCAGCAATGATACGTGTGTCGTCTGCTTGGCGTAATGCAGTTATGTTATCTTGTGCTGTTTGTCTGGATGCTCTGTTTGCAGGTATATCAGTGTCAAGCACTGCGTTAATTTTAACTTGTATATCTGACTTTGCAGTTTTAGCATTATCAATTGCACCTGCACGTACACTGTCAATAGCTTCTAATAATCCTTGCTTACGATTTTGTATTGCAATTGTTTGTGGGCCACGCAAGTCTTTAACCAAGTCTGTTAAACGTGTGCGCTCAGTATCCAGTGTTGCCTGTGCTTGTGTGCGTAATTCTACTGTTTGTGATTGTAACTGTGTAATACGTGTTTGCTGTGCATCTACCCATTTATTCAATGCACGTTGAGTATTACCGCCAAATAATCCATCACTGGTTACACCAATAACGGCCTGGCCTGCTTGAATCTGTCCACGCTCAGTACTTTGTAATTGGTTAGTAACTTTAACAATATTATCTTCCACCGCTGTTATCTGTGCTTCTAGAGCATCTAACGCACTGTTATCAATGTCCACATCACTAATACGTGTCTCGTATTGGTTTGCTTGTGTGTTTATTCTATCTAGATCTGCATCCAATTGTGCAATTTGATCTTTGTATGGCTGTACTTGTTCTTCAATACTTGCTACAGTTGTACCACTAAGCTCAGATCTAAATTCAGATACTAAACTATTTAAACGCTGTAATTCTTCATCCAAACTATTAATCTCATCAGTATACACTGCAACTCTATCTTCCAGTATACCCAATTGTGTTTGTATAATAGCATTTTGTTCATCAATAGCAGGCTGTACACGACTATATGCACTGTCAATACGCCCTTGTTCTTTGTCAATCTGTGCTTGAATGTCAGTGTTTAAGTTGCCAGTACTGGCTTCTGCTTTGACAATCTTTTGTTCAGCTCGAGTTATGATGCCTTCATTTCTACCAATTTCAGTTGCTATACGTTCAATTTGTGCAACACCTTCTGTTGCCATACTTGTTTGTTCAATATGTGCTTTTGATAGGAAACCAAAGATACCCATACTGGTGATAAACATCAGTACTACTGTGGCAATTGTCAAATAAAACTTCATTAAAAATGGTGCAACATGCCAATATCTGTGTAACCACACTGCCGTGGTCACTTTAGCAACTTCTAATGCACTACCCATAATAACAATAGGTATAACGGCCGCTGCAAAAATAGCAGTCAGTCCTATAATACTATAATACGCCGCTACTCCACTGATTGCAAGAGCGATTAATAATGTCCAATAACCAAATACTTTCATATTATTCCTTGTTTAACTCATACTTTTGGGCAATGCCTTCTTCAACCAAAATGTCATTGATACATTTTCGTCCATCTTCATCGTCGATATACACATATCCCAATGTACGTCCAAATTTGCCACGTTTGTTTAGAACTGTTTTTACAACAAATTCTTTAGGCAATAACTCTATTAGACGTGCTTTAGCAGCTAGCCCTTTTTCTTTAATCTCAACATCAGGTGTTTGAAGTGATGCTGTTTCTATTCCATACAAACGAACTCTTTGGCGTACTAGCACATTAAAGCCTAAATCTATTTCTGCTTCAATAGTATTTCCATCAATTACTCGTTCTAATTTACATTTATACTCATACATTATACTGATACCTTTGTTATGATTTTACTGTAAAGGTATCATTAATGCTATCGCCATTGATAGCTAATTCGTATCCACCAGATTCAGTTGGTCCATATGTGAACCCATGATCTGGAAGATTACCTAACACTTGTTTTAATATATCTTGACTTGTTGTCTGGTTATCTACAAACGTATACCCGTCTATCCATTCTTGAATTGTTTCTGCTGTGTGTATTGCCATTATGAATTATCCTGTATCCATTTTCTAGCAACTCTGTTGCGCACAGGAGCAGTAACAAATGCTCTGATGGATTTTTCTACCTGTTTAAAATTTTCTGCACGTGTTGGATCTTCTAGTCCGCCACTGTTGTCTACAACGTGGAAATCTTTAGCACCAAATATTTGTTGAAATTTCATAATATTTGATTGTACTTGTTTCCACATACTACTAACCACATCACGTTTAAGTACTCTTGGACGATCTTGGTTACGTTGTTGTGACACTTCTTCACTTGTATTAACAAAAAGCATCATTGGTTCATATCCTAAGGATTTTAGTGCGGCACTGTGTTTGGCAACTTTTTCAACATCTTTACCTGTGCCATCAATAATAATACCAAGTCTGCCATCCAAGTGTGATGTTTCTTTATTCTTAGTAAGCTGTTTTGCACGATTACGAATTTCTTGTCCTTGTGGACTAGCAATAGCATCAGGATTTCGCAAATCAAGATCCTGCTTTTTTGCAAGGTATTCGTATATATCATCACTATTAATTGTTTTCATTCCAAGGCCAGTTAATAATTTTTTAGCGACAAAGCTCTTGCCGCTGCCTGGGCCTCCAGACAAGAAAATTGCTTTAAAAATAGCAGGGTCATTGACGCCTTCTGCAAAGTTATCTTCTTGTGTTATTTCTTCTATAAGCATTACACTAAATTCCTATTGTTTAGTGTATTTATGCTTTTGGTGTGGTATTAATCCCAACGATAAAAGATATGAGCACCAACACGGCCTACTAAATGTAAGTCTTTAGCCCAACGTGGGTTAACATATGTGGCATGATAGTGTGTTGCACCTTCTGTAATGCCACGAAACTTGCCTTCTTCTACAATATAGTACGCTAACATCTGCGCACTTACCCAACGATCAGTATCCTGTGGATTGTCCGCTTTACCATCACACCACCAACTAAACTGACATTTATTACGAATGGGGTTGCCATTGGCATCATTTACTGATTGCTTTACAACTTTACAAATTGTGTCTGGATAACGTGAATCTATAACACGATTCAACACAACATCAGCAGTTGCCACTTGGTCTGCCATGCTACTGCCACGTGCTTCGTAATAGATATTCATTGCTAAACAAATATGCTGTTGTTGATTAAGCTCGTCCAGTATTTTTAACTCTTGATCCTGTGCTTGGGCATACGTAATACTGCTAAATGTAATTGCGGTAACGATTGAAAAGTTCATTACACCACTAAGGATATTCATTGCTATTGCTCGATACTTCATTTTACTGCCTCTTTATAGTATTGTTAGTAGTAACATTAATAAAAGTGTTCCTATGACTACACCAAGCAGCCAACCTGTTAAGAACCCAATTATTATGTCTATCATTGTTTTTATCATACTTATACTATATAGTAAAACGTCTTACTTGTCAAGTAAAAAGTTATACTTTTTAGTCACATTCTGGAAACATTTGCACCACAAAGCTCTTTACCTTGTCCACATGCTGTGTTTTCCAACGTTGATCTACAATATTATATGGTACAGTTATTCCGTACTCTCTAATTGTATCTTTCGCCAGTTGATATATCTGTCGTTTGTTTAATTTTTCAATCCCATGCATTGGGTTGGCATATTCTTGAAAGCTAGGATGTCCAATAGCATACACAGCAATTTGTGTGCCATCTACAGGTACTTCTACCTTAGCGATCATCCTACGCTTGCCATCTTCGCATAATGCGCTTCTCATAATTTTAACCTCTAACCAGTAATTGGTGTGTTATTGTTGTCTCCGTACAGGCACCATTGCCTACACAATACTATTATAATACGGTAAAAAGGCTTGGTTGTCAAGTAAAATTTAATGGTTTTTTTGTAAAAAGTTATGAAGCAGCAATTAATTCTACTTTCACTGTCCAGTTAATATTGGTTGCGTTAGCGCCAACCACATACATACGGAAATCATTGCTGGAATCGTCTATTATTAGATCCCATGCACTACCAACATTGTTGTTGTATTTTGTACTGGCGCTGTCATCACTTACTATAGAAATTGCACCACTACTGTTATCAACCACACCTTCACGCTTAATAGCCATGCTTCCAACACCGCCTATAACTTTACCAATAGCTGTAATTGTAAAGAACCAACTGGTATCAGCTGGTGGTCCTAGACGTGCGCCACTGAACAATACTTCTGTTTGTGCGCTTGTGCTTGTGGATGTAGTTGTATATTTGACGTTTTGATCACCACTAATGGTGATTGTATCGCCCACTGTACTTACACTGATGTTGTTGTTTGCATCAATGCGTTTAAACTCAAAATCGTTACCGTTACGTTGCTTGAATGTAGATTGTCCAGTACCCACATTACTTGCAGTAATATTCTCACTGATAGTAATAGCATTACCATTATCAGTAAGTTGTATACTGGCAGATTGCAATAGTGTTTTAAACTCTAGGTTTCCAACATTATTTTGTAGGAATATTCCAACACCGCCACCTATATTACTGGCGTTGTTTACACTTGATCCTCCAGTGTTAAATGCTCTCCAACCTGCACTTGATCCTCCAAAGTATCCTTCATATACATCATTAGTTGTGTTGTATCTAAATTCACCTGGCTCAGTGTTTGGTCGTTGTGCTGTTGTGCCACGTGGTACTTGAATTGCTGCTGTACCAGGTATTACTGGATTTTCACTAATACTAATATTAATATCACCGCCCTGTCCAGTGTCATTTAAAATTTGTAATTGATTTGATGTTGTTGTTAGTTTACGTGTCTGGCTTAGTGAGCCATCTTTAACAACAATACCACTTCCAGCATTAGCATCCAAATCCTGTAAGTAATTACCCACTGGAGTTGCCATTGCTGTGTAATCTGTAATAGTATTAGTGACAGCATTACTGTTACGAGAATATGCAACGTTAATATCACTACGTACAACAATGTCACCTTCACTAAGTGAGCTTGCAAGAGCTAATTGTGCGCTAAGGCTGCCCACAATTTTTACTGTGCCGCCAGATACAGTTGTACTATTAATAATTGTAGTGCTTGATCCACCTGCTCCAGAACCATTACTGCCAGTGGTGTCAATACCTCCAGCATTGTAACCTGGGTATGATGTAATGTCTACACTTTCACCTTCTGGAGTAGTTGTTGCTGGAACATATCCGCTACTATTATCTGGATCGTCTTGTGTTACTGATGCTGTGTATCCCACAATCTCACCACAGTAACTAAACACTGGTTGTCTTTCGCTAATTTCTGGACTTGGATCTTGTAAACTATCCAACAGTGCCAGTAATCCAGGCTCAAGTATTAGTTCAAATATATTTTTGTATACTTTACCATTTTTATCAACTACCGGATATCCAGCCAATCTGTCATATTGTGCTTTTAATTGACTTGCTAATCGTGTGTTGCCTTGTATTCCTGCCGCATCTGCATTGTGCATTAGGCCCATTTCAGTGTTTGTAGTTGTGCTGACATCATTACTAAACATACTGCCGCCAAGTTCACCTTCAGTACCCACGACACTGTTTTCACGATCCATTAGTGACTTTAGGTCGTCTTTTACACTATTAATACTTGCTACTAAACCATTAAGTTGGTTTTGTGTTAGCTGCCCACTTTTAATATTATCCCACTGACTGGTAATATCACCAAGTATACCGCCATTAAATAAATTTAAGTTGAATTCCTGTCCATTAAATCCAAGGCAACCTCCCACTTGATCCGGTACCATATTGCCAATGGCATTGATAATGTCTTTACCAGCACCTAGGAAACTGTCCATAGTTTGTTCAAGTATGTTTGGAATTGCTATTGGTGCAATTGGGGTAGCACAGAAATTAATCATGTTTGCTATCTGTGTTACTTCAGCCAGTGCGTTGTTAACACGGCCCAGTGTTTCTTCAATACCAGTGTGTGTCATAAACTTGTCAAATTCACTGTCAAGTTCGTTTAGGGCATCCAAAAGTTCCGCCTGTATACCTGGTACACCTAAAATTGCTTTAAGGTTTACGCTCAGGCATACTTGTATGTTTGGCAATTTAATACCACGTCCGGCCAACAAATTACATATGATTTCACGTAATGAGAAATCATATTCACTTTTTACAACAACTTTTGCATTGTCGCCTATTTGACCTTGGATGTCAGTATTTGTGTGATGTCGAGTATCTAAGTACTCGTTAACACTTGCTAAACCATTTGGAAAATCTGTTGACGCCATTGTTACCCTCCAATAAACACATTGTTACTACCAGATGTAGCACTTGGGTTACAATGACTTCCTCCTGGAATAGGGCATAAACTGTCTGCACCTGCACTGTTGCCCACAATAACAGTAAGTATGCCGCCAATATATACATTAGGATTAGCGGCATTTAAATTACCGCCTCCATGACTATTGGGGTTACCATCAACTGATGTTATTAAATTATTTGTATAAACACGTTCACAAGCGGCGTTTGTTTGCGCTCCGCATGCTCTTGCGTCTGTATCTCTATGAACTGCTGGCATAACTTTTTCCTATCTAATGGTATTTATCAGAAGATAAGTTTAGATCCCTCAGCACTGGTATCGATACCTGTGGTTGCTTGCATATATGCATCTTTAAATGGCTTGTGTGCTTTAGCTTGTGCTACAACTAAGTTTTCGTTAAACGAAATCTCTGGTGTGTCAGTCATAACATCTGCTGTTGCAAAATATGGAGCCATTGCTGGTCCTTTTTCTGTCATCACCATTGCAAGTGGTTTACGCATACGGATTTGACCGTTGTTGTGTTCTTGCCACACACCAATGATCTCTTCTCCGCTGGTAAGTTTAAGGGCAATAACATCGCCCTTTTTATTAATATCAATAATCATAAAGTATATCCTGTTCCGTTAAATCCTGTGGCCTCAATGTATGTTGTCAATTGATCATAACCACCTATTACCTTACCATCAATTATAATTTGAGGTACGGTCCTTGCATTTGGAGCAGCTTCTAAAAGTTGCTCACGTGTTGCATCTACACCAACTACCCACTCAGTGAAAGGTAATTTCATCTGAGTAAGTAATCTTTTTGCCTTGACACAGTAAGGACAATTTGGCTTACTGTATACGGTAATTTCGCTCATAAGCTCATCCCTTTAAAGGTATCTTCGCTAACGTCCTTGTTAACTCCACCAATTACATAACTACTAATTTCTGTTTCTTGTGGTGCTACTTGTACGTCTGCTCCACTGATCCATTTTTGTGTCCATGGTAGTGGACTTGCTTGTGGAGTTTTGTATGGGCTTGGCAATCCAACCGCTGTCATACGTTTGTTTGCAATCCATTCCACAAACTCACTCAGCAGTTGCTCGTTAAGACCAATCATGCTACCGTCTTTAAACAGATACTTTGCCCATGCTTTTTCTTGGTCAACAGCATCAACAAACATTTGTACCATTTCAGCTTCGCACTCTTTGGCAATTTTAATATAGTCTGGATCATCTTTTGGTAAGATTTTCAACAAATATTGTGTACTTGCCAAGTGCAAGTTTTCGTCACGACAGATTAGTTTAATAATCTTTGCATTACCTTCCATCTTTTTAAGTTCAGCAAACGCCCAACTACATGCAAACGATACATAAAAGCGAACGCCCTCCAGAATGTTTACACTCATAATAGTTTTATACAATGCTTTCTTGAGTTCGTATTTGCTAACGACTCGTTCTTTTCCATTAACTGTGTGTTTGCCTACTCCTAGTAAATTATAGTAACCAGCTTGTTCAATCAGGTCATCATAATACTTTGAAATGTCATCAGCACAATCCACAATCTCTGGAATGTCCATAAGCTCATCAAAGATTTTAGTTGGGTCATTATAGATGTTACGAATAATGTGTGTATAACTGCGTGAGTGAATTGTTTCACTAAATGTCCATGTGATTACCCAGTTTTCCAATTCAGGAATACTTACAAGGCTACCAAATGCTTCAGCAGGCGCACGACCCTGTACACTATCCAATAGGATCTGACGCTTTAGGTTTGATGTAAAGATGTGACGTTCATGCTCATTTAAGTCTTTGAAGTCTTTTCCATCTTTATACACATCAACTTCTTCAGGACGCCAAAAGAATCCCAACTGCTTGTCAGTTAACTGATCAAACTTACGATACTTTAGCGTATCATAACGTTGTACTGCTACTCCGCCTTCTGGATCCAGAAAGGCTAATGCTTCCGTGTGGTTGCCTTCTTTTTTGCTGTTAAAAACACTCATTGTTCACTCTTCCCTATATTACACATGCGTCACAGTCGTCATCATCCATTTGACCCGGCGCTAGTTCATTGTCTTCTGCGTTGATGTCAAGCTCGCCTTGGCCATCGAATGTATTAAAGTAGTATAATTGCTTGCCGCCATATTTGTAGAACATAATAAGGTGCTGTAGCATAACACTCATTGGGATCTTTTCATCTTCAAAGAATGTTGGGTTGTAAGTAGTGTTAACGCTGATACCTTGATCGATATACTTTTGTAACACTGCCATAATTTTTAAGTAACCTTCTGGAGACTTTTGATCCCACAGTAGGTCATATTTGCTTTTTAGTTTGTGGATACCCGGCACAACTTGTTTTAATACGCCATGCTTGGATTGTTTAACACTTACAAAACTACGTGGCGGTTCAATGCCGTTTGTACTGTTTGAAATTTGCGCTGATGTCTCTGCCGGCATCAGTGCCATTAGTGTTGAATTACGGATACCCGTTTCTTTAAGTTGTTCACGCAATCCTGTCCAATCCATACGTTCAACGTGTGGAACCAATTCGTCAACATCTTTTTTGTATGTTTGGTTAGGGGTAATACCTTTGCCATACAATGTTTCTGGTGTGCCTGGGCATGCTCCACGTTCTGCCGCTAAATCTGCACTTGCTTTAATTAGGTAGTAACTCCATGCTTCTGCCCACTCATCCACAAGTTCTAGGTTAGGATTCTGATACGTTGTATCATTTTTAGCAAGCCAATATGCAAAGTTAATAATCCCAATGCCAATTGGTCGGCGCTTCATTGTGCTTAGTTCTGCGGCTAATACTGGATACTTTTGATAATCTAATAGTGCATCAAGTCCACGTACTGCCAGTTCACACGCACTCTTAAAGTCGTCAACGCCACGCATTACACCCCAATTTACAGCACTCAGTGTACAAAGACTAATTTCACCTTCTTCATCAAATTGATGGTTAAGTGGCTTAGTGGGTAGATCAATTTCACTACATAAATTACTCTGGTGTATTGGTGCAACCATTTTATCAAATGCACCATGATCATTTGCATGGTCAACATTCATTAAGTATACACGACCAGTGTTCTTGCGCTCTTCAATAAACTGACTAAACAAGTCAATTGCTTTTATACTCTTTTTACGTAATCGTGTATTGCGCTCTGCTGTTTCGTATAAACGTTTAAATTCGTCTTGATCTTGGAAAAATGCTTCGTATAAACCAGGAACATCGCTTGGGCTGAACAATGTAATGTCTCCGCCAGTAAGCAAACGCTCATACATAAGTTTATTAAATTGTACACCATAGTCTAAATGACGTACACGATTGTCTTCAGTGCCTTTGTTGTTTTTAAGCACCAACATATCTTCTACTTCCAAGTGCCAGATTGGATAATATAATGTTGCCGCTCCACCACGAACACCACCTTGGCTACATGATTTTACAGCCGCTTGGAACATTTTGTAGAAAGGTATAACGCCCGTGTGTGTTGCGTCTCCTTTGCGTATAGGGCTACCGATAGCTCTAATGCTACCTGCACCAATACCAATGCCTGCTTTTTGACTTACATACTTTACAACTGCACTTGACGTTGCATTAATACTATCTAAACTGTCGCCAGTTTCAATAAGCACACAACTACTAAATTGCCTTTGTGGTGTACGTACACCCGCCATTACTGGTGTGGGCAAACTAATCTCAAATGTACTCACAGCATCATAATAATCTTTAACCCAACGCATACGTGTTTCGTGCGGATAGTCGCTAAACAATGTAGCGGCAATCAACATGTATGCCATTTGTGGTGTTTCAAATATCTCACCACTGGCACGATTTTGTACCAAATACTTTCCACGAAACTGTTCCATGCCAACATACGCAATGCTGTTGTCACGTTCGTGCTTAATATAGTTGTTTAATTGATCCCACTCAGCTTCAGTATAGCTTGATCCTAATTCTGGATCATAAAAGCCACGCTCAGTGTTTACTTGAATCAAGCGACTGATGTGCCAAGGCTCATAATTATTGTATACCATTTTACGCAAGTGGTAATTTATAAGTCTACCTGCTACCCATTGATAGTTTGGCGTTTCTTCACTAATTAAATCAGCGGCACTTTTTATCAAAGTTTCTTGAATATCTTCACTAGTGATACCATTATAAAATTGTATGTGACTTTTAATTTCTACTTGGCTTGGACTTACGCCGCTGATGCCTTCACATGCATGGAACACTACTTTGTGTAGTTTGTCTATATCTAAATCTTCTCGATCGCCGTCTCTTTTAATTACTTGTATGTCGCTCATATTTCGCTTTCCTCTTATCTTATGCTGATAGATTGTGTTTTGTTACTTCAACTACGTCTGTACATAAAAAACTTTCTTGCACTTCAAGAGTATCTTTTACAGACGACCATTCAGCAACCTCAGTAAGGTTGTAGTTTAGTAACCAACGGCCATCAATCAATGCTGTCATATATATATCTGAATTTGCTTGATCATACACTCTTATTATACGATTTTCTATATTTTCGTCTATATAAAAAAGTGTGTATGCCATGCCAATTGCAGTACTAAATTTACAATAGTTGCCGCGGTGTAGCATTTCCCACACGCTTGGCCAAGTCTGAATTTCGTAAGGATCCAAACTAATATTACTCAGTGGAGCATATCTCCACCACTCACAAACATTACGACATGTGTTTAATAAGTCGTTAACGTCCAGTCCTTTTCTAAAGTCTCTCCAAGAGGCTAGCCGCTTCTGAGGAGATTCAAACCACATGGTTCTAAGCTGATTTACATTTTCCACAATTTGAATGTATAATAAAGGGTTGCTGTTGAGGTCTCGTTATTGGTGTATGTTAGTGAGAAATCACTACCATTAATGTTTCCAGCAAATGTTACATCTACGTTTGCTGTTAACGTGTTGTATTGATCATCAATATACACTGTTCCTGCACTGCTGTCAATCAATAATCTTAGTTGACCAATGCGATAGCCTGTGCCGCCTGACAGTTTAATACTGTAGTCGATAAAAGCTGTGTCGTAAATTGATGTATCAAAACCAAACCCAGTTGCAGTACCAGCACTTGCGCTAGCAGCTAACTGTAGGTTTCCTGGACGCACTGTATCGTTAACAGTGGCAAGTTCGCTATTGAACTTCATCGTAATTGTGCCAGCGGCTGGTGGAGAGCTAAAGGTAATAGTAGTGCCTGCAACTGTATAAGATGCCGCATTAATCAGTGTATTATCCAAATACAAAGCAGGATTTGTAATATTACTGCTTGTTAAAGGATAGTCAACACCTGTGGGTACTTGAAATACCGTCTGTGCCGCATTTCCTGTTCCAACTGTGTATTCTTCATTTCCTAAAAATAGTCGTTGTGTATCTGTTGCATAACCAAACTCGCCAGGGGCTAAGATTGGGAGGTCTGCAATATCACCTCGTCTAATTTGAATTTTACTGATTCTTGTATCTGCCATATTTTTTCTCCACTAAACATATTTATGCGTCTTAAAGATTATAAAATTGTTCTAATCTTTTTGCCCACAATGTTTCATAATGTTTGAACTCTTCGTCTGCTACTTCAAACAACTGCCACTCACAATCGCCACTACACATAAAAATTGCAATGTTTTGAATCTTTGAATCAAACATCTCGTTGTGTGCAATGCCGTATGCGGCGCCTTGTAGGAAATAATCTTCAATCCATTCACGCTTCTTGGGCTTGTTGGTTTGTTTAAAGTCCATGATAGTTGGTTTGCCTTTGTATATGCCAACCAAGTCAGTTGTACCAGCATACAAATTAGCGGCACACAAGTTTACTTCTGTACCCCATATTTCCTCAACATCATTTTCAATATTGTCCACAACAACTTGTGCCATTGCTTTGGCTTGTTGATGTACCATGTTGTTGCCAGGATTATAAGTTTCGTATTCTCCCAATGCCCAATGTTCTAATATATTGTGCATAACTGTTCCACGATTAGCGGCAGTGGTCGTAACACGCTGTGCTTCGTCCTTGCCCACACGTTTGCGCCAATTGGCTAATGCTTGTCGCTTTTCAGCTGGCTGTGTGGCACTTAGGATTGTTGTTACACTGGGTACAGGATCGCCATAGGGATTCTGATATAGACGTTTACCGTCTACTTCTGTACGCTTGAGTTCTTTATACGGGTATTTTTCATTTATTGTTAACATAGAACTATAATAACAGATAAATTATTGTGTGTCAATCACAAAGTACTATTAGTTACCAATAAAGTATCCACTTAAAGGTAGTTCCAGTAGTAGTGTTTGTTTGTTGTTGTATGTTGTATCCCAAGTTAGTAAAGTATAGTCTAACCTGTGTCATCTCATCATCACTCTTACGATTGGTAACTGCACCAGTATGTACACTGTTGTAAGTTACACTGGCAGGTGCGGTTGGAGTTATTGTGCTTGCACTTAGCCCCAGGTCTGCGTTTGCAGTTCCACTACCAATTGCTACACTCCAGCTAGCTTGTTGTGGGTGTGTATAAGATAAAACTAAGTTATTGCCAGCGTCTTTACTGGCCACTAGTCCTGTTACACCAGCATCATTAATGTCGGCTACTACTGCATTTAAATTAGTTCCACTTGTACCTAATGTGATTGTAACTCCAGCAATTATTAGTGTTGGTGTGCCTGTAATTGTTGGATTACTTTGTGTTCCAGTAATTGTACTTGTTGGTGTACTCTCTGTCATAGTAGTACCATCATCTACAGTTACACTATAGTCACCAGCATCACTGGCAACAATAACTTTGCGCATAATTGTGTTTACTTCATCAAATATATTTAATTGACTTCTAGCATGGCTACGGGCCTGTGTTTTGTTTAATTGATATGTCATAATCCTAGATCCTTTTTAGCCTGCTTTTGCGCATCTTTAGTAACTTTACTTTTTTCTCTTGTTCGTGTTTTTAAATCCGCGGCACGGGTCATATCTGCGCCGCGAATTTGAATTGTTTCGCTGTTAGCGTTAGCAACTATCGGCAAGCCGTTTAGTGTTGAGAAAAGGCTATTCTTGTTAATACTGAATCCTTGGTTTTGGAGATCGAGTATAAGTTGATCAGTATCAACTGTATTCAGCCCTTCCGCACCAATAGCTGTTAGAAGCGTTACTATCGCATCTTCTAACTCACCTTCATAATTACTTTCTACTAACTGCTTAAATCTCATATTACTTTGCTCTAAACTGTGCTAGTGCGCCTTCGAGATCAGCACGGCTAACTTCGCCATTTTCGTTTACTTTAGACTGTAATTCTTCCAACATTGTATCAAATACATCTGCTGATTCAGCTTTTAGTTCACGTCCTTCTGGCTCGCCATCTGCATCTGCAGAAGCATCGTCACCGCCAAATGCATCATCGTCTGGTGCATCTGCATCCATACCAGTCATGTCAACATCATCAGCACCAATATCAGCGGCTGGCATTTCCATGTCAACTGCTGGTGCTTGACCTTGAGCACCCAAGATAGCATTTTCAACTGCTTCTTTTGTACTTTTAACTGTGTCTAATAATCCACCCAATGCTGTATCAGCTGCATTGTTGAATGCTTCCGCTTGTTCCATACCTAGTTCTGCTTTCATAGCGTCCACTAGTGGAATAAGGTCTTGCACTTGCATCTCTGCAACACGCTCTACCATTTTCTGTAGTTCGTCATTCATTTCTTGTGCGGCTAAAATAACCTTTGCACCTTCAACTGCTTCGTCATCCACAGCTTCACTAACATATTCTGTTAATTCACTTTGGATTGGTGCTGGTGTCCATAATTTAAGGCTTTCAGCAATCATATGTAACCTTGTGTACTCTGTTGAGTCCTCAGTTACTTTCATTTTATTTGTTGTGCTAGTAATAATGTCTGCAACTTTTGTTACATCCATTGCACTCATGTCAAGTTCGTAGCCATGGTTCTCTTTCAAGTACCTTTGCATTTTTTCGAATTTTGACTGTGTTGTTTCAAAATCTTGTAAAAACATTGTTCGATCTCCGTTTAGTTTACTGTATTTATAGAGTTTCTAGAATTTTCTCTTTAGTATTTTTTAATTTACCCAATACATTGCTGTACTTGGCTTCAAACACGTCAAGTCTTGAATAGTCTTCGTTAACATGTTTTAATTTTTGCTTATAATAATAAGCCTCCCGGACATAACTATCGTAGTTTGCATCCAGTGATTGTATATTATTACAATCAATAGTTCGTCTGTTAAACACTAATCTTTTTGTAATACTTAATGCACTTTCAAATAAACTTAAATCTTTATAAAGTACTTCGTCGTATTCTGTATCAACAATAGTGTAGTAATTCTTATTTAGGCCATCTATATCGACCTTTTCAACAACAATGTCATAATCACCCATACGCACACCAGTTTGTGTTCGGTGTGTATTGAGAGCCAAATATGTTTCATTACAACTGTCGCTTTCTGCGATCATTTGTTTGGCACCATTAGTGGTGGCGTTTTCCAAACGGCGTAATAAATCAGCCATTACTTCTGTATTGCTGTAGTCAAGTGTCATGATATTAACCTATTAGTATTTCTAGTATAAAATGTTTTTCCTTCCCTAACATGTAGGTTTAGGATGCCTTTTTTACACAGCGTTTTAGCCATGTATCGCTCACGTTCATTTAAATTATCTTTGTACACTTTGGCGTCAGTGTATTTGTCTAACCAAACACCTTCTTGTAGTGTAACAAAGGTTTCAATGCCGCCGCTGACTGTTACTGTTCTCATCTGATGCCTGCCTTCTTTTTTAAATCTGCAAGCTCTGCTTCACGGTCTGCAATTTCCGTATCAACGTCTGTGTTGTCGTCTTGTCCAATTTCGTCTGCGCCACCAGTTGCTGTTTTGTTTCCGCCTGCTACTGGTTTTGTCATTGATGTTGTTTTTGTTGTACCGCCAGTTTTTTGTGTTGTAGGTCTGGTTGTTGCAGCACTTTTCAGTCCACTACGTCCTGGCAAGCTGTATTCTTCCAAGCTCATATGTTTACTTATGATGTCGCGAATTGCTTCTTCATTTTGATCATCCAGTGCTGTGTCTAATTCCAACACATCACTAAGTCCAAGTTTATCAGTAAGTGTACGAGCTTCATCGTCACTTATATCCATTACTAACACATCTTTCAACATCGCTTTTATAGCTAAATGCATCTGGTGTCCGTATTCTTCCATACCTTCAAATATTTTCATCTCTTATTCAACTTTGCTACCATTCTACTGGCTGGGTTAAACTTCTTAGTTCTCTTTGCCTTACGTGCCATACGGGCACCTTTCATTGCTTTTGTTCGTTTTAGCGTAAAACGCTTTTTTAAATCTATTGGAGCATTACACTGTGTTGGGTTAGCAACAACTCTGCCTTTACGCTTACCAACTGTACAGCGATATTTACGTGTCAAGCTCTTTCCAGCTCGAGCCCATACTAGTTTTGCCTCTAATACTGTAGATACGCTTGTGTTTTCACATAATTCGGTTAAATGCATAGAAAAAAACTCCTTGCATATATTTATCTTTATGACAAATTACAAGGAGTTTTACAAAAACGCCATTAGGGCGACTACAATAGTTCCTAATAGTCCACTGATGACTGTACCAGCAGCCATAATAATTACTTTATTACTGCTTTGATGTTGCTTAATATTTTCTTCTCGCATTTCGGCGACGACAGTTGTTAGACGGTCAAGACCATCCCCTACACGATTAACTTTTTCTTCTAACACTCTATACCTCTCTTCGCAAAGATCGACATGAGCCTCTAGGTTTTCTCTTTCCAGTTGTGACATTTCTCTTCCTATTTTGTCTTCACTAACTCAGTCAGTGTTACAATAGTGTGAGTATTGTTTTGGCCTTTTGTTAACGGAGGCTAGTGACCGACTCCGTGGGGACATTTGAAAGTGTGCCTATTTGCTTGCCTAATGGGAATCAATCCCATACACCTATTTATAGGTATTGGAATGATAATTAAACTACTAGATATTGTATGATTATAGTTCGTCGTTACGAACAAAATACAGGTTCATATCATTTGATGTTGAGTCTGTATCAAATACATCAAGTGCAAATGTTGCAGTATCGTCTATACCAGTTGTAATTGAAACACCCTGACAATCCTGTACTAAATGATACAGTGGGTCTGCATTTTTAGCCCAGGCACCTTTGTACTCAGTTGCAAACTTAACAATCCATATTGTTTGGTTACCAGTGTGATTTGAACCAAAACTATAATCTGCCATTGCTTGTGTTGTGCGTTTTATTACACTACTAATAATTGGCTGAGTTCTTAAGCTCATTGTTTGTAATAATACATTTAAATTTTGTGCTTGATTGTATCCATCAACATTTGCGCTGTTGGGATCTGTTATTCCACTATCAGTAACATCGACTAGAGTGTATGCTGTAAAATATTCTATATCGCCTGTCAGGTGTTCTCCAGGTCTTCCAGTGCCATTCTTTTGTACGGGCATCTTGATCTCCTATATCTTTATACTAAACTTTTACCAATGCTTCGGCCTACTTGGAACCCTGCATAGCCAGCGGCGCCCATGGCGGCGGCTGTTGCAACAGTTTGCATAGATTTGCTTTTTGGTTTTTCTGCGTTGTGTGCATTGCGTATTTCCAGTTTCTTAGTACGTGCATAGTCTTGTAAGAATCCAAACAGCTCACTTCTACGTGCGTGTGTTCTATAAAACTGTAATAAACGTGTAACTACTAGAGCTCTTTGCGTTGCATTAATACGTGGCCAATCCTGTGCAAGTCTGCGTACACTGCGGTAACCACTGTTTGTGATCATAAACTTACGTTCAATCAGTTGTAGTGCTTGTCTTGCCAGTGATGGATTCACGTTGTTCATTTTCATTGAATTTAAAAATGTTCTAATTATTTGTTCTGGAAAATTAATACGCTGAAGTAATGCGTCATCTGCGCCGTCACCAGCCAGTGCGTCTGCATCTTTTCTTTGAATTAAATGTAATGCTACATATAAATCTGTACCACTTTGTCTGTACGCTTTGAATGTACCGTACATCATAGTCTTTTTTGCATACTTAACAGCAATTGGTGCCATGTCAAATTCATTATATAAAATATATAATGTAATCATATCTAAAAATGCATGATCCACAATTTCTCGTGCATTACTACGTTGTATTTGTTGACGTGTACGATACTGACGACTTTCATTAAGGTCTCTAACAAATCCAAATTTTGGTTCTTTGTTTTCACTCATTGTGTGGCCGCCTTCGATCTCTGCCCATTGTTTTGCTGTATACTTTTCCATACTAATATTTATCCGTTAGTTCTTTACCTTGTTTAAGTTAGCGGCACTGAAGCCACTGCGGTTAACAAGTTTAGCATCGCCATTGCCAATAACATAACCTTCTCCGCCACGCTGACCATCGGTGTAGGCCTCAACGTCTGCATCCTGATTGTCCAGTTGTTGGATAACGTCATTCTTTGTCTGCATAATAGCAGTAATTAAATCAAACATTCCTTTAAACGCCGCTGGGTCAGTCTCAATATGCTGACGTATACGGTCCTGTTTAACACCAGTTACTTTACTACCACTTAGCCAATCAATAAACTCTCCAGATAAATTATCTAAACTGCGTGTTTTGGTTTTGTGGTTGATGTAACTGTATAATATTTTACTAAAGTCACTAATTTTAAGTTGCTTTACCATTTCAGCATTGAGTAATTTATCAATACCATTGCCGTGTTTTTGTAACAATGACTCTGCTGTTGTGAAAATCTTTTGATCAATTTTTGGTGGTTGTTGTGCTGTAACAGGCGGCATTACCAGTAATGTACCTTCGTTTAATTCACTTGCATCAGCACGGCTCTTGTTGCCGTCCAAGTCCAGCTTCATGTGGATAACAACACCAGCAGTACTGCCAGCAATACGTTTACCAATATCACTATCAGCTTTAACACGATACACAACCATTTGTGGTTTAAACACAAAGTCGCCATCATCAACCTGTGGACGTGTGTAGTACAACAAGTCGCCCCACATAAATCCACGGAAGTTATCTGGTACTGCACTTTCAAAAACTGTAAATGCCTGTGCCATACTGGCCGCAAATGCTTTACGGCTGTCGTCTGGTGCTTCTTTACCACGATTAAGCAACATGTTTTGTAATGCTTGTGGTGTTTTTACTTTGCCGTCATAACCTTTGGCACCAAATCCACTTTTGTCAGTCATTATAAATTCGCCACGTTCGTCACGTCCAAAAATAACTGCTGGAGATCCGTCCCATTTAACTGTGATTGCTTTTGGGTTGCCTTGAATGTTTTCCAGTGTGTCTAGTGCTTGACGTGCGCCTGCACTACCACCCCATAATACTTTGTCTTCCAAATGATGAATACGAGCTTCAGCATTTTCCAATAAAGGCTTTTTATTTTCTGTTATTAGTTCACGAAATTTCATCTGGCACACCTATATCTTGTACTACTGGATTAGATTTAAAATCATCCAGTATTTGGTTAATCTGTTGACCTTTGTACGATTTTTTCAACGCACTTAGTAATGTTTCAAAACTATACAAGTCTTTACCATTTGTCAAGCCTAATTGTTTTGCAATACCATCCGGGTCTCTGATAGGCTGACTGATAGGTGTATCAATTTTTGCTTTAGTGTAACCATTGCCGTCTTTTCTCGGCTTTGGCTCTCGCTTAATACGAACTAAACCATCTGTTGGGCTCCAGATCCATCGTTCCTGAACTAGTGGACGTCCATCTTCTATTTTTTCATCTCCAACAACCACGTCAATCTTGCCCGCAATAGTGGCGATCATTATATTTCTAAATGTACCTTTGTACTTGCTGTCTTTTTCATGTGGTGCGTGATAATAAGTTTTCATCCAACCAGGGTCGCCCGGCATAAAGTCTACCTGTACATAACCTGTACGTGTAAGACCGTCTCGTGTTTTGTTTTCGTCGTATCCCACAATAGGAACACTTGTCATAAACACACTGCTTTTCTTTACTTCCTGTGTGCTTGGCGCCGCTTGTAATTTTTTAGCAAAGTCTGCCAACTCCTCAGGTTTCAAATTAATAGCAATATCAATATCGCCACTAAATTCTTTTTTACCCACACTGCCCAGTGTAAAGTCACGAAGATTTAACCCTAATTCTTTTTCTAATTTAATTAGAGTGGGTTCGATTTCGCTAATATGAATAGCACCAACACCGGCCATTGCGCCACCTTCGTGAAGGTCACGACCACGATAACGTGGTTTACGATGTGGGCCGCGATGTCTTTTCTTTAATGGGTTACTTCCCAGTATGTCTTTTACTTTCATTAGCTTTCCTGATACCTCGACGGAATTTCATTTCGTCCTGGGTCCGAATACTATTAATGAAACGCTTAACAAGATCCGCACTGGTGTCGGAGTCATAAGTCTCGTTAATTAATTTGATTAAATTACTAGCACTGGCAATAACGTTGTCCGCTGTATTTTCTACAATATAACGGCGATCACGCTGATCACTTATGCTGTTAATCTCATCAAGGATGCTTCTAGTACGTTTTTTCATAATACTCTGCCCTTTTGTTAATGGTATTTAGCTGAAATAGATAATTAGTATTGAAGGAGACAATAATGTCAAAAAGCGCAGAAGAGATTCGTTCTATCATTGATAGACTCCATGATTTAAAAGAAAATAACGATGGCATGGATAATGCACAGTTGAGTAAACTTATGATATTGGCCAACGATGGGTTAGTAGCAGAAGAAGATGTTCGATTTGTGCGATCGGCAATGAGAACTATGGACGCAGGACGGTTACCTTCCCCACAGCAACGTGATGTCTTAATGGGCATGTTGGGCACCCTCGCTGAATTAATTACCAGCGACATGAGCATGTACCAGAGAATAAGAACACAGATGCAAAAACAAGACCAACCGGAGGATAAGGAATAACTACTCAGCACGTTTAAGTATACTACGAAGTCTATCAGTATTATCCACAGCATTTTCAACAATGTTATTTGTTTGAGAAATGCCTATTGAATCACTACTGCTTCCGTTTTGACGTTTGAGCTTGTCGTAAATGGCACTTGTTCCGGCACTTTCTGCACTCTCCGCATCTTCATCCAAATCTGTTATTCGCAGTGTTTCAATATTAAAATCTAAATCAAGTTTACTGCCAACACCACTACTACTACGTGTTTTCATAAACTGTATCTGCGCCCTTCCACGTTCACGCATTGCCCTGCTTGTAAAGATACCAATAACATTATCTGCTGTATTAATCTTACTAATACCACCAGCAATGTGACTGTGATCAAATTCAACTTCATCAACACTGCCACGGTTCAACTGCGATGCTGTCACAAACAGTATGTTTAGCTCAATAGCTAAGTTACGTAACTCTTCACTTACATATTTGTCTTTAATAAACTGGTCACTTGGGTTAACTTTAACTGTAACTGGCATCATCAAGTCCAAATAATCAACCAACAGTGCATCAATTTTTACACCCATCTGAATTTGTACTTCTTTAACATACGCTTTGATGTCGTTAATAGTACTACCATTTGGCATTTGTATAGTCTGAATGAGTCCAGCTTTTTTGCCTTTCATTTTAACTTTAAGTGCCGCATCATCTGCATTACGCATAACGTCTCTGGTACTCATGCCTGTTACCATAGCATCAATACGCATGCCACACAGTTCTTCACTAAGTTCCAAACTGATGTACACTACATTTTTACCTGCTAAACTCCAGTTAAGTGCCATGTTCTGCATAAACAAACTTTTACCAGATCCACTACCACCTGCAAAGATGTTTAGTTCGCCTGGATTAAATCCACCATACAGTATTTGATCCATTGTTTTCCAACCAGTACTATTTTGTCCACGGTTGTCTTTGATGCGTTGTATACGTCCTGCAGGATCATCCCA